CCTCTGAATACGCCGATCACGACCGGCGCAGGCGGCGACGTTGACTTGATCATCTCGCCTCCCCTGATTGTTCAGGGATCGAATGACGGTGTATCGACTGCCGCTAACACTGCCTTCGCAACCGTAAACGCGGCTGCGGTGGATGGTGCAGCGGTTACGCACCTTGGCGCAGCAAGCACGACCCGCCGTGTTCGTGCCGCATGGCACAAGTCAGCGATCCAGTTGGTATCTGCCAAGCTCCAGACCCCGTTCACGGGCGAAGCGAGCTTCGCGACCGATCCGGAAACCGGCATTTCCATTCGCTACTGGCGTGGGTCCGATATCTCCACGGGCGCCCACGTTCACCGGTGGGACTGCATCTACGGTGCGCAGAACGTGGACCCGCTCATGGGGGCACAGATTTCCGGCTCGTAACGGTCTTCACCGGACTCCGGGGGTTCATCCCAAGTGGACCCCCGGAGCGAGGATAAGGACCGCAAAAAGGAGATAGACCATGAGTGAAGAAAAAGATTTTACGCCAACTTGGCGCTACGGCCCGGAAGGCGCTGCAAAAATCTGCTATTCGGAAAAAGAGATTCCTGCCGGATGGGAAGATCACCCCTCAAAGGTGAAGGAACCCAAGCCGAAGAAGGAAGCCGCCAAGAAAATGGATCTGTGACATGAACGTCAAGGAAGTCTTCACGCCGCACCTGATGACTGCGAATAGTTCGCTTACCCTTGCAGGAGTACCGACTATTGGAGGCTTCCTTGCGTCCGCTACAGGTACGATTGCAGTTACCGTAGGCGGCGTTCCCGCGATCGCTGCGACGGCAGTTACGGCAGGACAGTATACTCCTATCCCTATCTCTGTTTCAAAAGACGTGGTAGTCACTCTCGCGGGCGATGCTGCGGGAACCTTGTTCGCGTAAGGACATGACGCTCGTATCCTCCATTCTACTACAAGCCTATCGCGAAAGTAACCTTGTCGCGTTGGGTACGTCTGCGCTCAATACCAATCAAGAAACCGAAGCCTTGGCGCGATTGAACGCGCTGATCGCCTCGGTTCTCGGATGGGAAGCAGGTGAAAACCTGAAGCAATGGCCGGTAGGAACGGCGGGGTATCAGGAAGTTCCTGAATCGCTTCGGCAGGAGATATGGAAGTATCCCCCGATCAATTCCACGCTTGTTCTCAACCTCACGCAGACAGAGACGATCTATCTGCCAGAGAAACCAAGCGACGGTGCCCGGATTTCGGTGCAGGATCCTGGCGGCAACTTGGCAACCTATAACGTCACTCTGGACGGAAATGGCCGCTTGATTGAAGCGGCGCGCACTCTCGCACTCAACACCAATTCTCTTAGTCGGACATGGTTCTACCGGGCGGACATAGGTGATTGGCGGCGCGTCAATACGCTCGCCGCTTCCGACGATATGCCGTTCCCGGTCGAGTTCGACGATATGTTCATTATTCTTCTCGCGATCCGGCTCAATCCTCGCTACGGACGCAAGCTGGACGATCAGACTGCACTTATGCTGCGGCGCGCTCAGAGTATGTTCTCTGCCCGCTACGCGCAGAAGGAAGATATCGAATTCCAGCCTGACTTCGTTCGCAGTCCCGTTATGGGCTTCAATAATGCCTGGAGCGAAGAAGACGTAGTTCTTATCAGAGGAGCCTGACATGGCTGATATTCAGGTCGCCAGATCCTCCTACAAGCGGGCAGTAGCACGAGAAGCCTTTCTTCCTCTGAAGAACCGCTTTTTCGAGCAGAACCCTGTTCTCAATGCGAGCAATGATTTTCCGTCCTTGATTTCGCGTCCAGTGACTAAGAAATTCATTGATGTAGGGACAGGACACGTTCGCAAGCTCTTTTCCGAACCCGGTGCCTTTGACGACGACCTGTTCGTGGTTAGTGGGACCGAGCTTTATCGCGTGGACCGCGTAACAGGCACTTCCAGCCTTCTAGGCTCGATCGGCACGAATATCCTCGGTGACGTAAGCATGGCGGCAACCGCAGGGATCGGTGACGGCCCTGATGCTGTTCCAGAATATCTGTTTATCGCAGATGGCGGCGTCTTGTGGCTCTACACTGAAAACGGAAACGCTCGCGGGCAGCTTCAGGCTTCCGCAGCAATTGCCAATGGAGACACCGTGGAAATCGGCGGCGTCTATTATCAGTGGACTAACGGAAGTGTCGATGCAGGTACTCCAGCCGGCACGGTAGGCGCCCCCTGGCTTGTTGATCTAGGGTCTTCCAATTCTGAGGCGATTACCGCCCTGTTCCGGGCGATCAATGGGGACGGGATAGGAGGAACCGATTACTCCACTGCTCTTGTCCAGCACCCAACCGTGGTCGGATATTCCTACGCTGCAAATGACCTGTTCGTTGCAGCCAAGGCGTTCGGCGCAACCGGCAATTTGATCACGACAACCGAAACCGGTGCAAATATCGCGTGGGGTGCGGCAACGCTCCAGAACGGCGGGGTCGAATTCCTGCGGCAAGTAGCGATGCCGAACGATGTGGGGGCTATCTCGGTCGCGCATATCAACTCATACGTGATTGTCGTTCCTGCACAGGGCGGGCAGATCAATGGTCGGTTCTATTGGGTAGACCCCGGCGAAAGCGTAGTGGACCCCTTGGATTTTGCGACGGCGGAACGTAGTCCGGACGCAGTGAACCAGGTTCTCGTGTTTTCCGACCGCTTTTGGCTTCTCGGACAATCCACTACCGAACCGTGGATTGTCTCCGGCGATCCGACTGCACCTATGCAGCGTTTCAGCGGTGTCCTTTACGACAGAGGCACATGGGAAGGCACCGGAGTAAAGGTCAAGGACAGCCTCGTTCTGGTCGATGAAGACGGCGCAGTTTTTCAGGTAGGTGGGGGATTGAAGCGCCTATCACGTCCTGATATTGAGGAACGAATTCGCAAAGCCATATCTGCGGCTGCGACACCCTGATCGGAGTAAGTACGATGGCTATTCAATTCGCGGATAATTTCGACAATTACGGGGAAACCGAAACCTTCCTCCTGGACGGCATTTATGCCTCTTATGACGGTACATTGCTGGACGACCCTGATCCAAGCGCCACCGGCAAAGCGATGTATTTCAATGATGCAGGAGGAGGCTCGCCGCCGACAGGATACACCAACAACCGCCATATTCGTAAGACCTATAATGCGCCACTGACTACCGCAGGCGTACAATGGCGCCTTTGGCCGACTGAACTTCCCGATAATAATAGCTGCACGATGGGGCTTATCTTTGCCAATGTGAATAACGAGGCTCAAGTCGCTCTGCGTCTTCTGACCACGGGGGCTATCGTAGTCACGCGAGGTAATTATGCAGGTACAGCACAAACTCCCGCAGGCACAGTTATAGGGACTACTGGACCTGTGATCACCGCAGGTGCGTGGAATCATATCGAAGCAAAAGTATTCCTTAATAATTCGACGGGGACTGTTCAGATATACGTCAACGGAGTGAGTGTACTCAACCTGACAGGTCAAGATACTATTGCAGATGAAACCACCGCAACCATTGACCAGGTGACAGTAACCGGAGGCTATGGAGGATTTAACGGAGACTCTCGAAGCTATATCAAAGACCTTATTCTTTGGGATACAACCGGGTCTTCGAACAACGACTTTCTTGGGACCGTGAGTGTCTACACTCTGCGTCCTGATGCAGACGATTCGCTCAACTGGACGCCTTCAAGCGGCAGCACCGGATGGGACCTGATCGACGATAGCACTCCGGACGACGCAGGGTATATCTCTGCGGGCGATCCTCCGCCTTCTCCGGCAGTGTTTACACTGACAAACCTTCCCGTAGATATTGTAGGTGTGAAGGCACTCCTGCCGTTTGTACGCGCCCGCAAGATCGACGGAGGCGACGGCAATATCCAGACAGGACTGACTGGAACTCTGACCGACCTCGGTGCGGACAGACCAATTACGTCTGCCTTCACTTACTGGTGGGACGTTTCGGAACTCAGTCCGGATACTTCCGCAGCGTGGACGCCTTTGGAAGTGGACGCGGTTAAACTCCAGATTGATCGGACGACTTAACCATGGCCTTGACGCCTACTATTCAGGCGAGTCAAGCCTACGTCTTTTCCGTCACCGGGGGAGAAACTGCCGAAATCGAGATTTCGCAGGCGTTTACACTTGCCGTCGCCAACTTTCCAACTGAGCAGATCAACGCCTCGCAAGGTTTTGTGAATCTGGTCACTGAAGGCGCAACGCAGGATATTTGCGTTTCGCAGATGTTCGTCAATGTCGTGGCACGGGGCAGGGTCAATAATCCGGCAATCCGGGCGTGGACCTTCACGATCGACGGTCACGATTTTTATGTCCTGCGGCTAGGAAATATCGTAACTCTTGTCTATGACTTCCATGCAGAACAATGGTACGTCTATGGAAGCGACGAATCTTCAATCTGGCGACCCTACACTGGTATAAACTGGCAGGGCGGCAACGTAATTTCCCGCGCTTACGGGACTAACGTGATTGTCGGAGACGATGGCAATGGGGCTTTGTATTTTCTTAATACCGACCAGTATTATGATGACGATGCGGTCGAGGGGTCTTCCGTGCCGCGCAGCTTTCCGCGTGAAGTCTACGGGCAAGTAGCTACTCGCTCGTTCGACTTCATCCCGTGCTTCGGCGTACAGCTTATGGGCTCGGTTGGCGACATGGCCGATTTGAACCTTACGACTGTCACTCTCTCGACCTCAGATGATCAGGGCAACACCTACGTAGACCAAGGGACGGTCACGATCCCGAACGCTGGATACAATACTCGCGTTGAATGGTGGAGTCTTGGGCAGTTTGACGCGCCAGGGAGATTGTTCAAGATCGTGGATCGAGGCACCCTGCACCGGATCGACTATCTCGAAATGATCGAGCCGTCCGATGCCTGATTTTCCCCTCCTGTCTGACCTTCAGTTCTCGGAGCCAATCGTCAATTCGGACGGTACGGCTTCGGCTTATTTTCTGCGGTATCTGCGCGACCGGGGCGGGTTCTTCTCGGAAGCCGAACAGGCTTTTGCGGATCTTCTCGCTCGCCAGATTATCGCAGGCACTGGCTTGACGGGCGGAGGACCTCTTTCTGCGGACGTGACAATTGACCTTGCAGATACCACAGTTACTCCCGGCTTTTTCACTTCTGCGAATATCACCGTGGACCAACAGGGTCGGATCACTGCGGCTGCAAGCGGGTCCGGAGGAGGCGGAGGTTTTTCCGCGTCGGACACAATAACGGACAGCACTACGGTTTCATCGAGTGCTTTTGCCTCAAAGGGGAATATCCTCACGGCTACACAAGACATTTCGATCAAGGGAGTTCGGTTCTATATTGGTTCGACCAGCGCAAGCTATAAAGTGGTCATTGCAACCCTAAACGGATCCAATGAAATCCAAACACTGGCCTATGATGGAACAACGTCTGTCCGCTCTACGTCAACTGAAAATGTCGAGATGTTGGTAAGTCCTGCGGCCATTTCAAACGGCACACGATTTGCCGTCTTGATTGTCAGAACTGACGGTACTGCAACTGCGGTCTGTGAAGTCGCGTTTCCTTTGGTTGCGGGATCAGACGGATGGGGTTTTAATTGGGTAAGTGATGCTAGATGGGCAGACAATAACCCGACCATATCCGAAACGGTAGCGGTCGCCGGTGGGGCGCTTTCAGTCGATATGGACTTGCTCTATTCTTTTTAAGACTTAAGGGTGGAATGATGTTGCTAACCTCGAAACTCCAGACCCAATACGGTGGCGGCGGTGCGCCTGCGCCTGTCCTATCGGGCTTTTCGTCTACCGCGCTCTATAAGGGTGTGGAATTTGACGTGACAACGGACACGGCCAGCGGGACGCTTTTTTATGTTGTCGTGCCCACTGCGGCGACAGCGCCAGATAGCGACCAGATAAAAGCCGGAACGGATGGTAGCGATGCAGCAGCAACAGAAAGCGGCTCTATTCCGGTTGCAGGTGTGGAAACTAATTTTGATGTACCTCGCTCGCTTGCTGATAGCACGGCCTATGATATTTATGTGGTGCAGGAAACAACCGAGTTTTCAAATATCGCCACGGCTGAATTTACTACGCCGAACACAATAGCCAGTGGCGGGTATGACGGGACTGCGGCGGACTTCATTTCTTTTGGTAATGGTGTCGTCGCGACATCTCAAGCCGATAGCGCGGGTGGAAATAACGCTGTTGCGATTACTGACGACGCTGCGACAGGGACCGGGCAAGTGGGCATTCAGATCTCACCTATCGTTCTGGCCGATGGTGTCAATTATATAGAATTTATTTTCCGCAAGGTTTCAGGCGATGGCGATAGTTTGCGCGTAAGGTTCACGAACTTTTCGGAAACGCCCCTCGCAAACATTGATCTAGGCACTGGCTCCGTCACTTCAGGCGCGCCGTTCGACTCTATTGCAGTCACCGATCTAACAGGCGGCTTCTTTAAGGTTGAAATATCGCACGATATGACCGGCCTCGGCGACCTCAACGGCGCAGTTTTAATGCAATTGCTTGATGGCGGAAGTGTGACCTTGGCCAGAGACGGAACGCAAAATGTGATGATCCATAATGCGTTTGTTTCAGATGAGCTTGCATGACAATTTCTACAGCATTTCAGGATGTTATAGACTTGGTGGACGACACCAAGGTGCTGACGTTTACGCTCAGCAATAGCTACGCTGATCTTGAATGGTCCTATTCTGGGCTTGATATAACGGGCGGCTCTGACACAGCCTGCGAATTGGGCGCTGCGGCATTGCTTGACGCGATGGGCTTTCGCTTCTGGACGCCTCAAACAGCATTTTGGAAACTGCCAGACGCGATAGCCACGGACTTGAGTGCTTCGCGCCAATCTTACTGGATACCGAGCAACCGCATTTTCCTCGTCTATGACCATAGCTGGGCGGGAACTAATGGTGCTTCACGCGCCCTACTCAATGACGCATACACCAAATGGCAAAGATTGAACGGTGTTTTCCTTGATAGCTACCCTGCGGGACATCGTTGGAATAATATCATCACCAGCAATGAGGCGTTCTTCGATGCGAACCCCGCCCTGCTTCGTACCATCCCACAGGGTCAGCGCACATTCAATCTTGCAGGGGTCGCGGGTACAGCGGATTACGGCTTGCTCGCTGAGCTGTGTGCTGCTTTTCTGCTGCAACAGGGTTTGAATGAATTTAACCGCACGAACTTTGATCCGATTGACGGAGACGACAACCCCTCCGATTTGGTGTTTCCGTTTGCTCTGGAAGTCGCCACAAGGATGCGCGCGGGAACCCGGTCGATTGGTGGGATTGCAGCACAGCAGGGCGTTCCTGATGCTCAGATTGGCGTGTATGCCTACGCGGGGCATAGACTGCCTCCTGCAAGCGATTACAAGCCGGGGGTGTTCTCTCAGATTGCCTTGGCGTTCAATGCAACCGGCCTCACCTATCAGGAGTTAATTGAGCAGCACGGCGCTAAGGCTGACGGCATAGGCTTGCGGGAGTACCTTGATACGCAAGTCTGGTCGCAGGGCAATCCGATGGTCAATGCGCGAGCGAAGCGCGGCTATCTGGATGCTTACGACGCATATCGCGCAGCGGGTGTTGTCGGCACAAACAGCGAGTTTACGGCTAACTGGCTAGTGAATATGATCGCCGCTCGCGCTGCGGTTCTTAAGTTCCGCACGGGCACAGTCAACGAGTTGGTGCTGATAGACGAACTGGTGGCCGATGTGTTTGGCGGCGATGAGGTAGTCAAAGACCTTTATCTATACTGGACCGATCCGTTTTCGGCATATCACAAGTGGTCGCTCAAGCAGACATTCGATTACGTCGAAGCGATGGCTGACGGATGGTACAAAACTCAGTTTGAGCGCCTTTGTGTAATTCTCTATCGCTTCTTTCGCGTCGATCATTATCAGCAATACGGTCTTAGCCGAACGGGCGACGTGGCCGATGACTTTGGCGTCGCCGTGCAAGACCTGTTGTCGAAGGTCGCAGCCGTTCGCGATGATGACATAATCCATTCATACGCTTTCATTCGCCAGCAAGCTAACAACAAACTAAGCGATTACCCCTCGTTGAAGTTCAACGCATCGCCGGAGCCTTCGTGGTTTGCGTCCCCTGTTGCCCCGACGCACGCTGAGTTCGTCTCCGACTATGCAGCGCTAACAGCAGAAACGGCGCGCGACGATGCATTGGATAGTACTGATTTCGTTCTCAAATTTGTAGAGCCTGTTTCGATTGGAAACAACACGATCAGCGACCGCTTCTATTGCGAGGGGTTGGCGAACTACGTTGTAGCCGGTCCTGCGCGCCTGACCATTACGGACGAGCAAAACGGCGAAGTGACCCGCGCCAATTACGGCAAGGGCTTTCACGCATTCAGTGTGTTTGGAAATTACACGGTGCAATTTTCGAGCGGCTTTGTGTTCCTCGATACGTTCCCATCGGTGCGCAAAGACCCGGATAGCGTAGGTAATCGCCATTATCTTTTCGTCCCTCCTGGCGCTGCGGGGCAGGTCGACTTGGAGCCTGCTTCGCGCTGGTCTTTTTGGGATAAGGGCGCGACCAGAAAGGACTGGACACCTTCTGCAACATTTACAGAACTTGGGCCGGGGCAAGTGGCGGTTGATAATGTCAATACACGCGGGACCATGACGAATGTGAATTGCAACCGTTATCTCTCGCCGCACCCGAATGTTGTGCTGATGGCGCGCAAGATGGCAAATCGCGCGGGGCGTGGAAGCAAAGTAAGGATCGGACTATGATCTACCTCGGCCTGGCCTGCGCAATCATCTTTGCTATCGTGTTTCTCGCGCGATATAAAAAACGCGCGATCAAGTCTGCTTTTGCTAAAGGCTGGACGTGGGTTGAAAGCTCTCGCATGTCGCAGCCTGAAGTCGCCGGAAACACGGTTTCCTTTAACTTGACAGGCCAAGCGCAGTACCTGCCTAACTTTGACCGGAAGAAGCCATACACCCGGCTTAATGTCCAATCTAGCGGGGTTGTGCATTCTGTCACTGGCGGCGAACCTACCGTTAACCTGTTCATCCTATGCAAAGGCGAGGACTGGCAAGGCGCTGAGTTCAAACGCTGGTGGTCGAAGCAATCGTGCGGGCCTAATGGGTCGCTTGCCATATCGCTTGATCCGGCTGATTGGCGTAGTGTATCTGCCGCCGTGACGGGCGATAAATACCCCGACAAGTTTGCCGCTGCGCTCAAGAATATCGAAGGCGCGGGCGTTACGTTCGGCGGCGCAGGTGGTCGCGGCAAGGGCTGGACCGGACCTGCTACTGTTATTCTGACTGTCAGCTAGTGCGTTGACACCGCTTCTGTACCTTGGTATCCAACCTCTGCTTCCCCGCCTTTAGTGCGCTTTTGTCTGACAGATCCAACGGAAGTCTTCGGGGTCAAACCGGTCAAGCGCATGTTCCAACAATCCGTCATATCTGCAATCGACCAAAGCCCTCTTAACCGGGGGCTTGAAGGCGTGGAATGGGTAAGCGATCCGCGCAATATCCCGATTGTCGAAGACGACGACATTGCCTTGTTCGATTTCGAGCAGTCTGGAGTGTACCAGGTTCACTTCCTCTACAAGTCTCGCGGGAAAGCCGCGATCAACTTCACGAAGGAAGCCTTCAAGCGTATGTTCGAAGATCACGGTGCAAGCATGATCTTCGGCCTCGTGCCCGATCACCGGAGAGACGTGAAACTGATGGCGCGCTGGACGGGCGGAAAATATGTAGGTAAACGCATGACTGATGAAGGTTTATGCGAAGTTTTCGTTCTTTCAAAAGATATGTGGAATAGACAATGGGCTTCCTGAAACCAAAACGTGCCAAGTCAGATAACGCAAACCGCAGTCTGATCACAGGCACTTACACGCCTGCGATGGGTCAAGGGGTCGGAGCAACTTCTTTGCTCGGCGGCGCTCTAGGTGTTGCGGGCGGAGACGCAGCCGGAGCCGACGCAGGCTTTCAGCGGTACTCAAAGAACGCGGGCTTTGAAAATGTTCTCCAGCGTCTCATGCAAGGTATTACGGGCGGGCAAGCGGCTCGCGGACTTCTACGTTCCGGATCGACCGGCACACGGATGCTGGAAGAAGGCACTGCGCTCAATCAGCAATACTACAACAATTACCTGCAAAACCTGATGGGTCTTGGAAACCTTGGCCTCGGTGCAGGTAATCTCGTCACGTCCGCAGGCTCCCGCAGCACCGGCGGCGGTCCAAGCACCGCAGGATCAATTGCAAGCACAGTCGGAGGCATTGCTTCGATTTTCTCGGATCGCCGCTTGAAGGAAGATATCGAGAAGGTGGGCGAGTTCGAAGACGGCCTTGGTATCTACTCGTGGCGTTACATCGGGCAGGCAATCCGTCATGTAGGCGTGATGGCAGACGAAGTTGCAAAACTGCGTCCTTGGGCACTCGGTAAGCCAGTTGCAGGGTTCGCGACGGTTATTTACGGGAGGCTTTAATGGTCAGTCTGTTCGACCAGGCGTTCGCTCCGTTCAGTATGGACCGTAAGCCTGTCAATGTCCTGTCTCAAGTTCTAGGCGGCGGCTTCAATGGAGGTCCGGACGCAGTAAACAACATGCCTGTCATGCAGGCGGATCCTTTGATCAATCCACCGCAGGTTCCGACTGCCCGCGCTCCTCGCGATCGCAGGTCGGTTCTGGATATTATCGGAGGTATTGCCGACACGGTGGCGACCGTAGGCGGAGCTACGCCTTTGTACCAGCCGACATTGGATGCCCGCGAAGACCGTACGCACCAGATGGAACTGGACGAAATTCGTAAGCGGATCAGCGAACAGACCATGCAGGCGGGAGACGCTGAACTGGAAGGTATAGGCCGCGAGCAGCTTGCCGATGTTCTTGCCGGCGTCGTCGGATCAGAAAATCCAGCCGCAACCTTTGCGGCCCTTGCGCAGACAGCAAACCTTCCCCCGGAACGAGTAGCACAAATCCAGCAGGCTCTTGAGGCCGGCGTGGACCCTGATCGTCTTGCTCGCTCTATGGGGTATCAGCCTGCCTCACGCGGTTCGCCCTCTGCGATCGAGGCAGAATATGCCTTGCGCTATCAAGCTCTCGGTCCTGAAGCCGCAGACGAATGGCTTCAAACAGAAGGACAAAAAGCACCGCCTGCACCTAAGCGCCGTACTTATACCGTCAATGCAGGTGACCGGATCGAAGAATATGATATCGAAAGCGGATCATTGGTCCGCAGCATCCCGGTTGGTGCGCGACCTTCGACTAGCGGAGCAAGCGCGCAAGGCGAAGCATCGCTTGAAGGTCTGGCGAACGCCTTCCGGACTAACCGCAGCGCGATTAACGATATGAAGGACGCAATCGAAGACATGGCTTCTGCCGGTTCGATCAATGCACCCGGACAATCTGCCGCAGGACGGGTAGGAACCTCCGTATACCGCAACCTTCCTTTTGTTGAGCAGGTCTTGAATGAAGAAGGTTTCGATGCTCGCGAACGTCTTCAGTCCTCCGCGCTGACGGCGATCACGGCGCTTGAGCCTCTGATCCAGCAGGCAACAGGGGCAGGAGTCAAACTGACTTCGAAAATGATGGACACCCCGAAAGAACTGGAAGTCCGTCTTCAGACAATTATGAACGCCAAGAGTAAGAACGCGGCGATTACGGCATGGCAGCGGTTCAAGGATCGGTACGATGAAGCGGAACGTGAGCTTCAGCAGCAGATCAAGGCAGCGGGTCCGTCAGCCGTGCCGGCAGGAGGTAATTCCGCGCTTGAAGCAGCACTAAGAGAACGCGAACGCCGCAGAAACCAAGGACGTTGACATGCCTCTCGGAGTTATCCCCGGTGCTTCTGAATTTCAGAATTTCTTTGCGAGCATGTTTCGCGAAGACAAAAAGCCTGCACCCAAGAAAACCAATAAAAAGAGAGCAGGGTTCGGATCAGCTATCAAGCCGAAGACGACGACCAAGGAGCAGGAAATTCGTCAGCTTGCTCGGCAGCGGATCGAAGCACGAGACAAGACGCGGCTTATTCCCCGCAATGCCCTTACGGACTTTCTCGATTCTACCGGGGATTCCTACACACTAGGTATTCCGGATATTATTGCGGCAGGTGTTACAGCCCCCTTCACTGACCGCACCTATGCCGAAGAACTGGCGTTGAACCGCGCAGTCAGTGATATCGAACGTGAGCGATCCCTAACCGGGAATATCCTGGGGGCCGTGATGGGCGGCACCAAGCTCGCAGAAGCAGGCGCCGGTGTCGTTCGTGCAGGAGGAAGACGCCTTGGCGGGAAAGCAGGCCAACGAGTTCAGGATTTCACAAAACTCAAGCGCGGTGAAAAACTAACCAACGTCGCCAAGCTCGCAGTAGGCGGCGCGATTGGTGGCGGAACTGAAGCCGCCTTGCGCGGGGAAGACGTAGGCACTGGCGCAGGCGTAGGCGCGGTCGCTTCACCTGCATTGGTGGGCCTAGGTAAAGGTGCGGTTCGTATCCTCGCCGTTCCGTGGAACGCAGTGGGCGGCTCCTCTGCAATCAAGGGTGCATTGCGCCGGATGACGAATACCAGCGCGGAAGAACTGCAAAAGCGGGCAGTTCAGTATCGCCAGGATACAGGCGCGGAACCTACTGTGTACGAACTTCTGGACTCCACCGACCAGAAGCGTCTTCTGGAAGACGTTGTAGGCCCGAACGCGGACGTAGGGGACGATGCAGCGCGCATGATCGCGCAGCGGTTGCAGGAAATCGGCGGCGGTGCACAGAACCGCGTTGCTGCAATTACTCAGCCGCGTGTCCAACAGGCCGAACAGGAAATCACGGACCGCTTGGCTTCTGCGCGAGGTACACCTTCGCCGGATGACGCGGCGTTTGCTGCACAGGCAGCGCGTAGTCCTGAAGCCTTGGAACGTCTTCGCAGTGAAGAAGCAACGGCAATCATGGCGCCCTTCGACAATCAGATTGCCGTGGGTTCGGTAGACGATCTGGTGCCGGTTGTGCCGGTAAACAAGGGCGGCACGATCGAACAAGTACCTGATCCGGAGATTGCAGCGGTTATCCGGTCGGTTTCAGGATCCACGAGATTGCGCGGCGAGGGCGGCATTACGGTAAATGAAATCACCAAAATGCGCCGGCGCTTGAAAAGCCTTGCAGGACGTAATGATATCAATTCCGGACCTGCACAAGCTGCACTGGAATATCTGGATGAAGTTGTCGCACGGAACGTACCTGATGCAGCGGCAGCAATTGCTCGCATGGATGAAGCCTTCGCTGGAGCTTCCCGGATCGCGGAAGGTGCGCAGATCGGAGCAAGAACCCGTCTTCGCGATACGCCGGGATCGGTCGGCACCAGTGACACGGAAT